GACCAGGTGTTTTTGGTTGATACACAAATACATATATCTTGCCAACATCAGGGATTGGCGTTACACTATCAGTTAATGCACCCATGATATCAATCATTAGGTCATCAGCATCTTCGTTTCCAACGATGTCATTTACTAGTGGAGCAATACGACTCATTTGATTCCTAGTTCATTTTCAGTCATTACCTTGAACTCCCACATGCGATCTTCACAGAACTCAGTAGCTGCTTTCCACTTTGCTTGATTCTTTGCATACTCATAGACCTCTCTTATGTAATTCTTGGTCTGTCTTTTGGGTTTTTTTGGTTTCATGGTCTGTTTGAGTGGTTTCACTTCAATCAAATATCTTTTGATTCGACCTGTATTCTCTTGTACTTTGATATAAAAGTCTGGGAAGTATCTATGAACCTTATTATCAACAGGTGATAGGTATGGAAGTGCTATTTCCTCACTTCCCCATTCAAGTATTCTCTCATTTTTGTCACAATATACCATAAATTTTCTCTCCCAGAGGGAACGATATATGATATTAGTGGGATCACCTTTATACTTTTGAGGGTATGAAGGATAATATTTTCCCTTATATGACATAAATAGAAATAACAATCATACTTATTTAGAGTGGCAGAGACAACAATAAAACCATTTAACCTGTCGGTTGCTAAGAATATTATTGGTCCGTTAGCACAGACTAATCATTTTCTTGTAACATTTTCATCATTGACACCTGCTGTTGAAAGTTATCTATCAAGATATACTGGTATTAGAAATATAAAAAGTTTTCTATCAAGGCAGTTGGGTATTTTGTGTAGTGATGCAGTATTACCTACTTCAGCACTTGCAACAGCAGAGGTTAAAGATAATTTTATGGGTGTGCCCCAACAATTTGCACATACAAGATTTTATACTGATATAAGTTATTCTTTCTACATTGATGAAGATTACACTTTACTCAAAATATTTGAAGGATGGATGGAATATATTGGTAGTGGAGCAAATAATCGTGTTAATCAAGATAATCAAGCATTTTATCGAAGAATGAGATATCCTGATTCGTATAAATGCAATACAATGTATATTAATAAGTTTGAAAAAAATTATAAAAGAACACTTAGATATAGATTTGTCAATGCATTTCCAAAAAGTATTGATACTATACCAGTTTCTTATGGTTCTGCTGAAATACTTAAAGTATCAGTTACCTTTAATTATGACCGCTATATAGTAAACGGTTAATAACCCCTATAAATATTTGTACTGAATTGAATATTCATTATGCCTTTACCAAAAGTTAATACACCAACTTATGAGTTGGTTTTACCTTCATCAGGAAAGAAACTTAAATATAGACCTTTCCTTGTAAGAGAGGAAAAAATCCTTATCATGGCTTTAGAAACTGAAGATGTTAAGCAAATAACGGACGCAGTGATTGAAATACTTAACTCATGTATTTTATCTAAGGGTATAGATCTCAAAAAACTTGCTACATTTGATATTGAATATTTATTTTTAAATGTAAGATCCAAATCAGTCGGAGAAACGGTTGAGATAAACGTTACATGCCCTGATGATAACAAAACATCTGTGGCAATGACAATTGATATTGATTCTATCAAAATTAAAAAAGATAAAAAACATAAAAATGTAATTAAGTTAGATGATTCTTTATCTCTTAAGCTTAAATATCCATCAATGGATCAATTTATTGAAAATAATTTTGAAGCAAGTGATAAAAATGAGGTAAAAAATACTCTTGATATGATAATTTCATGCATTGATGTTATATACAATGAGGAAGAGAGTTGGAATGCATCTGAACAAACAAAAAAAGAACTTGAGGATTTTGTAGATCAACTTAATACAAAACAATTTAAGAATATTGAAGAATTTTTTGCAACGATGCCAAAATTAACTCACGCAGTAAAAGTAAAAAATCCAAATACTGGTGTAGAATCAACTGTTATATTGGAGGGATTAGCAAGTTTTTTCAACTAGGTATGGCTCACACGAATCTTGAGTCATACTACAAAGTTAATTTTGCTTTGATTCAGCATCATAAATACTCATTAACTGAGATCGAAAACATGATTCCTTGGGAACGAGAGATCTACATATCTTTATTACAACAATATATTGAGGAAGAAAACTTAAAGGCTCAACAACGAAATGGATAAATCATCTCCAGTTTACGAAAATTTTGCTAAAAAGATGGATGCCATGAGTGGCAGACCTAAGATTAATAGGCAGACCATCAAATTTGGTGCTGGAATGGGATTGGAGGGAAGAGTATCTAATAATGAAAGAAAAATAACATTATTAAAAAATATATTTAAAGCACAAAAAGTTGAGATAGGAGAGAAGATAACACCTAAAGTAAACACTTTAGAATTATCGTTAAATGAGACAACAAAAATTTTAGATGTAATCACTCAGAAACTATCTGTGGAGATGTCTGAGAGATTAAAGGAACAAAAGACACTATTTGATGCCCAAAGAAAGAAAAATTTAGATGATAAAAGAGATAAAAAAGAAGAGAGTTTAGAAAATAAAAAGAAATCAAAGATAGGAAATAAAATTGCTAAGAAAGTTTTACAACCTTTTGGAGATATATTTAATAAACTTTTAAGTTTAGCAGGTATATTAGGGACAGGATTACTCAGCACCAACTTCATTAAAAGAATCAATGATCCTGAATTTCAACAAAAAATAAAAGACATTTACGATTGGACTACAAAAAATTGGAAGGCTATTGCGGTTGGTGCAGGTATTATAGGTACAATATTCGCAGCTGGTGCAATAAAATCTTTTATTCTAGGAGCAGGATCTGTATTTGGGTTACTGACTAACCCAATTGTTCTTACTGCATTAGGTTTAATTGGATTAGGAATTCTTGGATACAAACTTGGAAAACCAATATTTGATGCAAAGATGAAAGAGATTAATACCTCAAGCAGTGCATTAAAGGATTCTGGTATATCAGATGCCAATGCTGAAATTTTAGCTACTACGTTGGCAACTGATTTTGCTCCGTCATTGGTGGATGGTCCTAATGATGGAGTTTCTGCTGGTGATTTTACAAATGCTAATCCATATAACTTAAGTTCTAATATACCTGGTGATGTTGGTGGAGATTCGTTTCAAGGAATTGTTTTAAATTCATTATTTGATGATAAGAAAAATATTAATGATCTATCAGAAACCATTGGCAAAATACCGTTTACAAAAAAAGGAATTGAACAAAGGAATTTATTGAAAGAATCGGGAAGTAAAACTATATTTACAGAGTTACCAGATATTGATTTAACATCTAATGAGAGGAATGAAATTGGTGGAATGAATCCTAATCCAGCTACTGGTATACCAGAGATTAGTTCTATGAACATGAGTAATCCCTATATGGAAGATACACCAGAACTTTTTGGTTTTAAAGATATAATTTATAGTTAAATGGAAGCAGCAGAAAAATTAAAAATATCAGCACAGAATCTCAATAGTGTATTAACACAATCACTTGAGAAAATTTCTGCTACCAGAAAGAGAACAAAAAAATTAAAGGCAGTCTCTATTCTAAGAAAAAGGAGAAAAAAGAAAGAAGTAAAACTTGAAGTGCCATCAGCATTTAAAAAATCTGTTAGAAAAGTAAAAAATAAAATTACGGGTGGATCAGGTGATATGTTTAAAAATATTCTTGGATTTGTATCGTTATTAGTATTAGGTGTCGCACTTACTAATATAGAGAAGATTCAACAAAAAATAGAAGATGCTCGAAAACAATTAGTTAAAACATTTGAACCAGTCATTAATACTGCAAAGGCAATTTTTGAAGGTGCCCAGTCATTTATTAATTTATTTAATGAAAAAGAGAGTGATAAAGAGTTAAGTGAAATTGAGAAAAATAATAAAAAACTAGAGGAAAATAAAAAAGATTTTGACAAGTTAAAGGAAGATTATGAAAAATTAAATTTAACTTACGAAGATTTAGCTAGTGGGGAATATGCTAAGAGTGAAGGATATAGATTAGCAGATAAGGGAACTCTCTCTGATAAGTCAACTTTTAAATATCAAAAAAATAATAAAAAACCATACCTTGTTACAAATGCAGATGGATCGACAGAAAGATATACTTTTGATGAATTTTTTCAAAAATATAGTGGTACTGATATGCAAAATTTTATTTTGAAAGATCCATTAGAAAACAGAGTTGTAGATAGTACTGATGTGACCAATCTAAATAAAATGAGTGAAAAATTTAATATTCAATTTGATTCAAACTTGAAAGATATTAGTTTCCTAACAGAATTTGATGAAGATTTATTTTCTGATTCAACAGACTACATTTACTTGCAGAGGTATTTTACATCAAAAGAGGGAAAACCATAAATGGCATCAGCAGCAGGACAACCAAATTACGGAAAGTTTCAAGTATTAAAAAAGAGAGCTCTTAATCCCTTATTAACTTATGCATACTTTGGAAGCATGGAAGCAGTTGATATAAAGGGAAAGGTAGTAGGTTTTAATTATTATGAAAGTCTTTATTCTCCGATGGTCACTGCAAGTTTTCTTGAAGTTGATACAGGTGGAACTGTTAATAGTCAGAAAGATGATTTTGCAGGTACTTTAAAGGATGGATTACCTATCAAAGGATTTGAGGAGGTTCTCGTAAAAGTTAATACAAAATACGTCAGTTTAGATTGGACAAAAAGAAATCGTAGATTTGTGATAACAGGCAGTCCATATAATATTGATGAGGGTAATAGGCAAACAGCATATTTTCCAATGGTTTCTATTAATGCCATGAAAAGCACTAGTAAACCAGTTAAACAAATTTATCCAGAAGCAAAAATAAGTGATATCGTAAAAAAAATACTAGATGATGCTAAATTACCTTATAAAGATGAAAATATAGAGAGCACTCAAAATAGCATGAAAGTTGACGCTCAAAATGAGAATCCTTTGGATACCATATTGAAATTATGTCCAAAGTCAATTCCATTTGGGGGGCAAGCAGGATTTTTCTTTTATGAAAATAGTGAGGGATATAATTTCAAATCTATTCATAATATGATAAAGGATGGTAAAGAATTTTTATCAAGTCCAGAGAGATCAATAAATTTTAGATACATTTATGAAAGAGGTTTAAAAGCAAATTTAGATAATGATGACAATGATAGGCATGTATTAGCACCACCAACAGTTAGGAGAGATCAAGATCAATTAAATGCAATAAAAATGGGTATATACAATATTAAAGTATGTACTAGAAATATAGTTACTGGAGAGGTTACTGAGGAAATAATAAATGTTTATAATAATAAATCAGTTGAGACTCTAGGAAATAAAACAAAAGATGATTTAAATAATGATCAAACATCGAGTAGTAATGAGGGAAAAAATAAAAATTATTGTAAAACTTATACATATCAATTGATACCAGGTGTAACTGAAAGTGGTGTAAGTAATGAAATTTCAAATAATCCAGCTAAATATCATCCACAGGCGATTATGAGATATGGATTAATTCATGCTCAACTTGTAAATATTATTGTTCCACATAACGGTAATCTAACTGTAGGTAGATGCATAAGACTTGCTATAGAAAATGTCACAGCTGACAATAAAATAGAAAAAAAATACAATGATCATAGAAGTGGTGATTATTTAATACTACATCTATGTCATGCATTTACACCAACTAATTCATTTACTTCCTTAACACTTATTCGTGATGAATATGGAGTATCTTCTAAGAAATAATGGCTAATAAAAACTTTATTGATTCAAATAAAAAGACCAAATATGGTAGACATGATGTAGAATTTTGGATTGGTACTGTAGTAGCATACGCATCACAAGAAGAACAGATAAATGAAGGATTTGGGTGGATGTATAAAGTTCGTATTGATGGTGATCATTCTAAAAATGAAGATCAAGTAAAAGATGAACAATTAAGTTATGCTTATTGTATACTCCCAACAACTGCTGGATCAGGAGCTGCATTTAAATTAAGATCTGTTAGAATAAGTCAAGGTGATACAGTATTTGGTGTTCGTGGTGGTGGTGTTGGAGCACCTGCATTCATCATTGGTGTTTTTCCAAGGACAAGATTAACAAAAAATTCAAGTGGCAATTTTGGATTATTATCTGGATTTTATGGTTCGTTAGTCAAAAATGAAACATTAACTGGAGAGTTCAATGATCAAATTGGACCTGGAACACCTGATGTAACTCCCCTACCTCCAGAAACTTATAACAAATCAAATAAGGATGATTCATCAGAAAAATTAAGTCAATTTGGTTATGATAGAAATCAAGACGGAGAAATAGATGATGCAGAAAAAAAATTGAAACCACCAATAACTGCGGTAGATAAAAGATTTGATAAAGGTGAGTCGATAACAACTGGGCAACTTAAGCATATTTTATTGAATTCTGATGGAAGTAAAGATTATAAAACATATGCAAAAGATGCAGTTGAACAAGCTATTGTGCAAAATCTTTTACCGAAAGACATTGCTAACAAAATAATAAAATCAATTCAAAGAAATGATTATAAGAGAGCTATACTTATTGGTTTTCCACCACCCACCCCAACCACTGAATAAATAATATTATGAGTTTAACAGTAGCATCATCACTAAGATGTGAGCCTAGTGATCCACAAAATAAAATACAAAATTCACTGACAAAATTTTTGAATGGTGCGTCAGGTGCATTGGGTAACGCCTACAACATGGTTGATGGGTTAGAGACTGCTGTGAGTGAAATATCTGATAGTATGAGTATCCTCACTACAGGTATGAGTTCATTATTACAAGATAAATTGGTCGATTTTGTTGATACTGGACTACAGGCTGCTAAAAATTTTATATTTAATAAGATAAAATTGCCCATAGCAGCAAGAGCACAGACTAATGCATTTATGACTGCTGCAAGTGCACCAATCAACGGACTCTTTAAGGCATTTGGTTGTATCGGTGCAACAATTAAGAAAGCTCTTAAAAATACGATCAAGAATCTCCTTTTAAATATGGTCAAAAAAGGATTCATCAATCCTGCAGAGTGTGCTGTTGAAGATTTTATGGGTAATTTGACAAGTAAAATTGCTGATTTGATGGATTCAATTGTCACACCACTTATTGGACCTATTGATAGTCTCTTCAGTATCATAGGTAAAGGATTTGGATCTGTTAAAGGACTTCTTGCAGGTGGATTAAATTTACTTAGTAAAGTAAATGGTCTTTTAAATTGTGCTGATGGTGGTGGTGGAAAATGCCATGTAGTCACAACTTATGATTTAAAAAAAGGTCCTAAGAAAAAACGAAGTAAAGCACAAAAACAAAATTCGATTGCTAATATATTTTCAAATGCTTCAGAAAGAATTTCAGGTTTAGGAGAAGCACTTGATAAAAAAACTGGTAATTTGGAGAAACTTCTTGAAAAGGATGAAAATTTTAAAAGAGATGAAGTTACATGCAATTCTGGGAATATATTAGATTGTGGATTACCAAGAGTAGAGTTCTTTGGTGGTGGAGGAGAAGGAGCTGTTGGTGATATATTACTTGGTAATTTTGTTAAGGAACTTGATACTGCAATCGATGAGACAAAAATTAATGTCGAGGGAGGCACATCAACAATTGGTGAAGAGACAGGTGGTGGTACTATTCAAAATATCAAAACTACTGCAAGTATTATTGGTGTAGATATAACTTATCCTGGTGAGGGGTATACAAGTGAACCATTTGTATCGTTTGTTGATAATTGTGATCAAGGATATGGTGCATATGGTCGTGCAACTATTGATAAAGATCCAAACTCACCAACTTATGGGCAAGTTACAGGTGTAGTAATGATATCAGAGGGTCTGTTTTATCCTACGGGTGAAGAAACAGATGTATTTGTTGATCATGTCGAAATTGAAGATGGTGGTCAAGGTTATTCATTAGATGATGATTTAGGAGATTTTAAGATATGTGCAGTAGATCAAAGTGGTAAAATTACAGAGATGTGTCCTAATGATAAAGCATATCGTACTTTACCATCTATTAATCCAATATCTGCAGGTAGTGGTGCAATATTGACTCCTGTAATGACAAGAAAAGCAAGAACACTCGGTGTTACTAACGTTATTGATTGTATTGCTCCAAGAAATAATGGTATTGTAGGATTTGTTGATGGAAAACCATACAGAGGTCCTTTCCATTTACATCCAACAAGAGGTGTAAAAATGGTGGGTGTCGCTCATACAACATCAGCACATGCTGTCATTTATGACACACCACAAGAGAGTTTAAGATCTGGTGGTGCTATTAGATCAAATATAGGATCTACTAAAGTTAAATTAAGACCGATATCACAATTAATAAAAGACAGTGAAACACAAACTGTAACACCAGAAACACCAAGTACAAGCACTCCAAGCGCAGATACTTATAGTGATCCAGTAGATGAATCTCAAAATAATACTCCACCACCAACTCCTCCAAGTTCACCTCCTCCAAGTTCACCCCCTCCAAGTCCACCACCAAGTAGTGGTTCATCAGGTGGAGGATATGGTTATTAATTATGTCTAAGAGTAAGAGTGAAAGCAGAGTACTAGATGTTTTTGGTCCGAATTTTCTTATTGAAACTAACGGACCAGTTGGTGTTGCAGGTCCTGTAACATATCAAATGTATGCTGTAACAGATAAGGGTGCAAAATGGCAACAGGCACTTCATGGTAGTGGTCTTGCCACAATGGAGGCAGATCATACTTTAGAAATTCAAACAGGTTTTAAAAATAAAGAAGGTCAAATAAGTTATATGCTTATGGCACATAATGGTGACTTAGCAATGACAACTGAAAATGGTTGGGTGAGAATACATGGTCAAAATATAGTGTTAGATGCGAGTAATGAGATATTACTACAAGGAGCAAAGGTTACTCTTGGTAATGCAGATGGTAGTTCACAAACTATGGAATTGATAGCTAATAAGATTGAATTAAAAGGAAAGGAAGAAGTTGTCGTTAGACAATCAAATAGAATTACAAGACAAGGTGGTAAAATAATTTTAAAGAGTGCTCATGGAAATCGTTTCAGCATGGCAGGTGTTCAGGCTGCTTTCATACCAAGATTTACTGCATCTAGATTAAGACCAATTGAATTTAGAGGTGGTATGGGTAGAGATGTTATCTAAGGAGGTGTAAATATGAGTGATTTTCCAGATCCTAGTATAGATTACCAGAGTCAAAGTGGTGATTCAGAATTTCAGAACATGTATGTTACTGGAAAATTGAATTATAGATTCAATAATGATGACATAACAATGCATACCCTTAATGCAACAGCAGGTATAACGGGTAATGTAACTGGTAATGTAACGGGTAATCTAACAGGCACAGCAACAAATGCTATCAACGCTACAACTGCAGAGGGTTTAACGGACATCGCAAGTATTGATACAACGGGTGATGTTACTGCAAATAGATTTTTTGGTAGAGGTGAAAGTTTAGTTGGAATATCAACAATATTACAAGGTTTTATTGTAATGTGGTCGGGAAGTGTGGCAAATATCCCAAATGGTTATCTATTATGTGATGGTAGTAATGGCACACCAGACTTACGAGATAGATTTATCGTTGGTGCAGGTAGTGGTTACGATCCTAATGATACTGGTGGTAATGATAACGTCACATTATCAGTAGCACAATTACCTTCCCACTCTCATGGAGTAAATGATCCAGGTCACACTCACACATATACTGTTAGATTAAATAATGCGAGAGTTGACAATGATGAAGGACACCAACGTACAGATACACCAAATACTACCAATACAACTAATAGTAATACAACTGGTATTAGTAT